CAAGTAAGAGTAGAAGTAGTTTTTTCATAATTTTAATTTGAGAGTTCTTCCCAGCCCATTTTCCAAAGCAGATCAGCATTGGCCGCTGTGTAGGCCACTGCTACAGCCATTACCTTGGGTATCCTTTGAATGCTTTTACAGGACTTGTTTTATCAACAAAGTTGGGTTCTGTGCTGTCAGGAGTTGATACTATTTTTTTGCCACCTGGGGTGTTGGTCATGGTCAACGCCTGATCAATAAGTTGTGCAATGTTTGGGCTCATGCCTGCTACCACGCCGTGTTCGCCAAATGCAGTTTCAGAGTGCCAGTCGGGTATGTGGTCATTAAGGCCATCTGTTCCAGCATCACTGCGTGCTCGAGCAAGAGCCACACCAAATCTATAGTTGTTGTAGGGATCAGAAGCACTCAGTCCCGGAATTGTATAAGTGTAACGCATGGGATTTGCTTGCTCAGGTGGCAAAGTAGCAGCTTGCTCGCGAAGAAATTCTCGTGCTCTCATCGTGGATAGCCTCGGAATGCTGTCACAGGGCTGGTCACATTTACTCCTGGATGTTCTTGGCTGTGTAAATCACCTTTGTTTAGATCTTTGAAATTAGATCCAGCGGCTCGGTATGCCATCAACAGCATGTTGTGTTCTTCTTTTGTGTAAGGTGCAGCAACGTCATACCGGCCGGCCCAACTTTCATTATCTATTTCAGGAACAAAAGTTCCGTCGGTAGCTGCGGTTGCCATCATAATTCTGTTGAGTTCATAAACACGATCCGCAAGATTTTTGTCTCGAAATTTATGTAGACCTACAGTGGCGTTTTGATTGCGTTTGCTAATCTTTCCAGCGCCATTTTCAGTAATAAACTCAAGTGCTCTCATCAGGCACTGCCATAACCAATCACGCCTGCGGTGGCTGAACTGGCTGTGCCAAGTTCTGTTGCGGTAAACGGAGCAGTGGATGTCACTGTTACTTTGTTTCCGGCACCAGAATAAGTTTGATACACAGTGTTGGCTGGGATATTAACTGGTGCAGAATACAAATTGCCAACTGCGTTGGCTGTTCCTAATGCAACAGCATACACCTGCAACCAAGCATTGGCGGTACTAGTGCTAATCTCAAGTTTGTCAGTGTAAACAGTAGTATTGCTTAAGGTAGTATATACATTGGCCATTATTTGTTATCCTTGTTGGGCTGACTGACCACGGGTTGAAATAGTTCACGAGTTTGATACATCACTCCGGGAATTTCCACAGGTTGTTGCCTCACTGAAGGAATAGCCGGAGGTACATATTCATTGGCTTTGCGTTGCGCCAGTTCGGCTGCAATTTCACTGTATGGTGTCATTATTTTACCCCTTGTAGGCTGTCCATTGATTGGTCAAAGCAAAGATACTTTCTTCGACTTTTTTCTCTTTGTCAGCAACAGCTTTTTTCATTGGTTCTTTTTTGTCGCCGTCTTTGTCTATGTCTAAAAAGTCTGGCTTCTTGGCTTCTTGGATGCCAGCAATGTCACGCATGCGAGTCAACATTTGTTCAAAACTTTCGTCAAGTTTGTCTTCGGCATCTTCAGCATCTTCTTCTGCATCTTCCTCAGCATCTTCCTTCATGGTGCGTTCCCATGGTTTGAGATTGTCTTGTTGAACACCGGCCATTTCCATCATTCTACGAAGAGCTTCATCTTCTTCGTATGTTGCCTGACGGTTTTCTTGACTGGCAATCACAGGTATAGTGGTTTGACCAGTTGACTTGGGACCGTTCAAGCCACCTGAGTATTGTAGTGCATCATCACTGGTTTCTTGGTCTGTGGGCCAATCTGGATTGTTTTCAGCTAGGGCTTCGTCAATATCACCGCAACCGCAGTCACTCATACCACAACTGGAACATGACTCTTCGCCATGTTCATCATCGTGACCCATTTCTTGCCCCATGGGCTCGCCACCGCCTAAGCCTGCATTTTTTAACAAGCCAGCCAGTTTTAGTGCATCTTCGTCTGTGGCAGTAATAGTCAAGCTCTTACCGCCTTCGGTAGAGTCGCTCATGTTCACGCTCATTGATTCAGCAATCATGTTTTCCAGCTCACGATTCATTGAGTCGTAAATGCCTTTTCCATATGAGAAGCCGCTCGATGCTGTTGGAGTTTCGGCTCCGCCTTGCTCTTTGACTTTTTTAGGCTTGTCTTCTTTTTTGTCTTTCTTTTCGTCGTACTCAATGTCCTTGGCAACTCGCTTGCCGGCCTTTTCGGCCTTGGCATCTTCTGACCCACGCTTTTTACCGTGGATGCCATCTTTTTTCTTTTCGTCGTACTCGATATCTTTGGTAACTTTCTTGCCGGCTTTCTCAGCACGACTGTCACGACGGTTGGTTGACTCTTCGCCCATGGCCATTTCTTCATCGCCTTCTTGATTCTGCATGTAGTCGTCCACAGCAGTCATCATGCCTTCAATCTTGGCCAACTTGGATTGCACCCATTCTGGCAAGTTGTCGTTGTCGCCCAGGATCTTTTCCAAGGCTTGCGCATGACGCACCACAGTTTTAATACTGTCTTTTGCCATGTCGCCTTCTTGATCATATTCGCCTGGATCACGGTCATTTTCTTTGGTCATCAACTTTGAACGACCTGATGGTCCCTTGGCACCCATCTTGCTGCCTGTGCCTGCCGGACGACCACGACCACGCTTTTGTGGTTCAGCGTCAGACGCATCATCAGCACCTACTGAATAACCTTGGTCATCAGTTCTGCGTGTGACTTTGCGGCCTGTGGCAGTTTGTTCAATATCATGTTTGTGTCCACGTGTGACAGATCCAACTTTAGGAGCGTCAACACGAGGACGTTTGTGTGCAGTAAATGCATTATCAGTGCTATCTTCGTCTGTTTCTTGCTTGCCGCCTTTGCGCAACATAGCAAAGTCGTTGGCATCCAGTTTGCCATTTTTGTTCATGTCAATTTTCTTTTGCTTAGGACTCAAAGCACCTTTGATGGCTTCAGCAGCCACGTCGCCCAAACGCTCGTCAACTTCTTTTTTGGCGCCAGCAATTTTGTCAGCAAATGTGATCTTGTCTGCTGGAGGAGCCAGTTTGGCAAATGACTTTTGTTTTGGAGTCATTGGAGCACCACCTTCCATTGGGCCGTAATCTTCTTTGGCTTCAGGCTTCTTGCCAGTTTGTGGCACGCCCATCTTGCGTTGCAGGTCTTTACGCATGGCTTCATCATTGCCATGACCCAGTTTGTTCAACACAGCGCCGCCAACTTTCTTGCCAAGGCTGCTCATCTTCTTGGCAATATCGCCCATGCCTTCTTCGACAGACTTGTCGTCATACTTGTCATACTTGTTGCGAATTGGGTCTAATGCTTTACCTTCACGTCCAGCTTTGGCCAATGCTTCCATGCCTTTTTTGCCGTATTTTTCGTAGCCCTTGGCAGCTCTACTCATATCACGCTCGTTCAATTGTTTGTGTGTGGTCTCTGGCTTGTCACGAATGGTATCCAGCTTTTTGTTTAAGTCGTAAAAAAATGTCATTTTAATTATCCTCGTGGGTTACGGCCAGTTGCTGGCTTGGGTTGACGCTTGATATTGGTCATAGGGCTTTTGTTGCCCTGGGGAAGTTGGTTAGTGGTCTTAGCTGGTGGTGTCCGACCACCAGCCACTGTAAAATCACTGCGGTAAGCATTTTTCAACACAGCATGATCGTACGGTCCGGTTGAATAGTCTTTCTTGAGTGCTCGTTGTTCAGCATCGGGAGCAGGGTAATCTGTGTCAGTTAACAAATCGTTGTTTTCAGATTCAATCCGGTCCATCTCGTCAACAAGTCCATCCACATGTGGTTGTGTTTGCATTACAATAAGATTGGGATCGCCACCTAGCATCTGAAACAATTGTTTGATCTGTGGTTCAATAGCAGGATACTTAAAACTCACATCAAACATTGTCACAGCATCATTCTGATTGTTTGGAAAGTCTGTGAGGATCTTTTGAATAGGAGTGGTCTTGGCATCACCCATCTTGGCTGGATCAAATTGATCCAGTTTTGTTTTGAGTTGACGCACAAGATCGTCTGGAATGCGACCACACATTTTGATACGATAGTCGTATGTGCGTTCACTTTCTGCTAGATATTTGGCAAATGGTTTCATGTCAGGTTCCTGTGATATATTTATTCTTTTTGAGCATTTTGATTCTTGCCCAGAATTCTTTCCAGCAGTTCATTGCGGCTGAGTACATGGCCTTGACCTTGCTGTGCGGCTGCGCCTTCGGGGTCTTTGTCTGCTTGTTGCTGATCCAATCGCACCTTTTTCATCTGCAGATCAATCATCTTGAGTTTTTTGTCCAGCTTGGCTGTTTTGGCTGTGATAGCATGGCCCAGCATGTTTGATGCCACACCAAATATTTCACTGGCAAATCTTGAGTCTACCTGCATGCCAAGATCCATTAGGTCTTTATAGCTGGAAGTAGCTAGTCCGGCCAGTTCGTCCATTTCCTGATCAGTAGATTCCAGGCCGCGCACAGCCGGCAAGGCAGCATCTATCTTGTCGATAGCAGCGTCTAGTGTTTGGATTGCGGTGCGGTTTTCTGCTATTGAGGGAACAGCAGCATCCACTTCTTCAATGGTGGGTGGTAAATCAAAAAGTTCTTCAAGTTTACGGGTCATGCCATATTTAGTGGCTATGCTTTACCGTTCTTAAACATATCGTCTTCTGTGATCACTCTAAAAGTCAATCCTTGATTTCTGCACCATTTGGTAGCAGCGTCCCATTTGGCATAGTTTACAGCTACCACAGCACGGTCTCTGGGCTTTTGGCCTTCTGTTATGGCGCTTTGGCCTTTGGGTTTGATTTCAATTAACTCTGCTCGAAGTGTATTGTCGCGAGTTTTGTAGGTGATTAAAAAGTCTGGCACATAGGTAGTCATTTTGCCAGTTAATGGGTGCAGGTAAGGTATGCGGATGCTTTCACTGGCCCATTGCATGATGTTGTCATTGGTGTCGCAAAAACGCATGAACGAATGTTCCCACCCTGAACGATATCTGGGCATGCCTTGGCCCACATATTTTTTAGGATTGATAACTTGATATTGACCCTGTGCCCACTTGCTCATTGTAGCACTGTTCTGGCAGCATAGTAGTTGGGCACTGGTTGCACATTCACCCCCAGCAGTGTAGCTCTGCTACGAATATTGTTTAGGTAATAGGCCATGTTGAGATTGATGGTCATTATATTAGTGCCTTGAAAGCTATCTAATAGAGTAAGTGCAGGAATGTTTGTTTGCTCGGCTACCTGAAACAAACTCACAGTAAAGTTGCCTGCCACTCTAGCATCGCCCATTTGTTGTTTGAAAAAACTCAACACAATATCATACTCAGCTGCTGGCACATTGGCCTCATACTGATAGAATCTATCAAAAATTCTTACAGTTTGATCAAGATTTGTATTGGTGTAATTTACTGAACCTGTAGACATTACACTCCGCCTCCGCCTGCTAAAATCTCAGCAGCACCTGGGGCATTTATTTGTCTAGTGATTTGTCGTTGTGTTGACTGTATGGGAAACGCCCAACCATCAGCTCGGTTGATAACTGACCTAACAGCATTAGCACCGTTTTGACTGATAGCTTGTTTACCTAGTGATACAGCTTCACTTTGAACAATTGACCGCAAATTCTTACCTTTGAATGTGTTGTATGCCGCGCCGGCTTTTTGTGCAGCACCAATAAGTCCTGCAACTGATCCTGATTCCAAATCTGCCATGATACCTTCACCGGTGGATAGCAAACCGCCTTGACCAAAGATAGTGGCAGTAGATCCAGCACGAGCCAATGGGCTTGGTGTTTCGTCGTAATGAGCAGTATCTGGCCAGCGAATATTAGTATCTGGTTTGCCAAGGCCGCCATTGAGATATTTTACAGTTTCGTAGCGTATGGTCATGCTGTGTTGCATGGTGCCATTGCCTTGAGAGTAATCGTATGTATCATGATTCCATGCAGTGATCAACGGATTGATCAAGATGTATCTAGCATACTTGTGTTGATCAAATCCGATGATTTGTATGTCTTTGAAGAATGGAGGTTTGCCACTGGCTGTTTGTGTGCCATCCATGAAGTTTTCGCCAATGTATCCCCAGTCGCTAACACTGCCCACACGATTTTGTTCATAAATGTCTCGGTTGTTATAACTGAATCCATTTGTTTTGGTAGCATTTAGGCCAACTGTGCCATAAGAAGTAGGTGCATTGCTGATGTATTGTTGTGCTGGATCTTTGTAGTAGTAAGAATAATACTGATACCACATCTCACGAATGTTGTCGCCACCGTCATCATGGAACGTAATGTTTACAGGTTCGTAGTTGATTTTGGTTTGCACAAGGCGTTTGCGATTGTATTGATTTAATGTAGCAACGTCAATATTGTATTTGGGCAAGTCAACAGTTTTTACAGCCAAGCTCAATGTTGAAATTTGCGTCGCTGAAAATATTTTGGAATTTTGTAGTGCCTTTATTTCTTCCACATTCAATGTAAACTGAACATGGAATAAAAATTTAAATCTGGGTTTTAGTTCGTAGGCATTGGTGCGAAAAGTTTTACTTGCGTGAGTGTAGTCACGCAAGCTATTTGTCGCAGTAAACCCTTTAAGAAAGTCCTGGCCGAAGCTAGACATTGATTAGACCTTAGGGTGCTGTACCAATACCAGTTACAACATCGTTCACGGTACGACCAATAACAGCACCAATACCGCCACCACCTTGGTTGCCTTGGTTGGCGTTGTCATAAGAGATATTCATGGTAATTGACACTGCTTCGTTAGTACCATAAGCCATTGGGCCGTAGTCAGCACTCACTATATAGCAACCATACAGTTCCCATGACTCCAATACCACCGGTTCGTTAGCACCGTTGCCGCCGTCAAGCATTTCTAACTTGGTCAAGAATTTGTAGTCGATACCAGATGCAGCTGAACTCATTTCTAAGAAGTCCATTTGCTTCTGAATCTGCTCGCCAATCAACTTACTCACATTACCTGATGCATCATCGCGAATTTCAACAGCAACGTCTGCCCAGCTATGACGACCGGCCAACTTCAATGTTGAATTATAAATTGGTAGTGTGATTGCTTCAAACGTCAAATTAGGTCGGGCAAAGCTCACTACTTGCTTGGTTAACTCTGTTGTTGGTGTTGAAACTCCCAAATTCTCAAACATCACTCTAAAGCGATATCTAAGTTTTGGCATTAACAGACCTTGGGTGCTTGAGCTTTGATCGCTTGCAAGCGGTACTGTCATTTTGTTTAATGATGAACTTGGCATTGTATATATCTCCTAGTTTTATTTATCTTAGACTTGAGGTCAAAAAATAGGGTCCTT